CATATAATAATTAGAATTCAATTCAAATGTATAAGACCTAGCTGTGTCTACTATACTTATTCCATTACTGTCTGTTAATTGATTCGTATGTGCATCGTATGCCTAATTATCGTCGGCTTTTAAGTTTTGTGTAGCAATTAATGATTGAAGCACACTCTCAACATGTGCAGCTAATTTACTATTCTCAGGAACACGATCAAGACTCCTATAAATCTCATGAACGTATTTATCTTGATACTGATTTAAGAAAGAATAGATAGTCTCAGTATCCAACTTATCATATTCTTTTTCAGGTATCATGGTTTGAATTCTCCTTTCGAATTCAATACCTAATTCTCTAGTTTCTTGTAATGTCATGCTTCAAGTCCTCTCGTGTTAAGTTTACTATTAAGTCTTTGAGACTCTACGTTCTCAAGTGCAAAGGTGATCGCAAGGCTTACTAATTCCTCAGCTACAGTATCATTGCATTCGAACTGATAGTCATCGGCAGTTACTGTAGGATTACTCGGAATAGTTCCTGTTGCACCAACATTAAATTCGAAATATGATGCAGAACCGTCACTCTTTATTCCAGGAGTAGTTAAATCTTTTACGAACGTATTAGGTTTCTCAATATATGTGAGATTTAATGCTCCTTGATATGCACTCTTCATAGCATCTTCTACAACGTACATCTTGTTATCCTCGATATAAGCAATGGGAATCTTTACCCATGGCATATTAAATGTAGAAGAAAAGAATTTAGATGCTACTTGGTGATTATTAAGTCTTACTGGAGTGATTCTAGTAATTGCATTATCCATAGCATCGGGATATTCTTGATAAGTATAATCCCATAAGTCTAACGTAGGTTCTTGTGCAATAAAAGCGCCATGCCTGATAATTATATGAGTAGCCAAATATTCATCATTACATTTGTTTATCATATCTCCAGCAAAAGTATATGGATCCGTACAAGGGAGATCTACATATACAGTAGACTCAGTGCCTTCACCTATATACTCAGCTGCAGAAAATCCAACTCCGTCCTCATAATATAAGAACGTTACTTGGTATGTTCCAGGATTTGTAACATTTGAAATCTTTAAACTGTACTTCTTTGTATCGTCTTCAGATGCACTAGCAATATCCTGTAAATCTTCCATTGAAAGAATATATCCAGTATAAGCTCTCACACCAACATTAGCAACACCGTATGACTTGCGGATCTTAAGAGTTGGATCTGAGAACTTAACTACATTTGCAGCTACACAGTATAAGAATTTATCAGGTAACGCAGCCTTAACGACATTAGAGGCTACATCGGTTGCCTGTGTTAGATTAATATCTGTAGTATGAATAAGCGGTTGTAAATCTGAGATAGCCTTTATATCAGCCTCTAACGGAGCTCTGCGTACATTATTACCCGTAACCTTCTGAGCAATGAGAGCGTTGTATGCTTTATCTAAAAAGGTAGCGACCTCATATTCGGTCAACGATGGATATGACGAAGTAACATTAGCCTTGTCATATTCTATCATGAATTTTGTGTATATGTCTTTATGTTTTAAATACGTCATATCTCATGTTTTAAGTAAATTACTTATTTTCTGTTTCGTTGATTATAGCCAGTTTAAGGTCTTGATTCTTCTTATTGTCTAAGTAAGCAATTGCTTCATCAAGGCTGTCGGCAAACATATCACTACCATAGAAGTAGTGTGTCTTATCCTTACGAATAACGCCTTTCGCAATTGCAGCTTCAAGTATAAACTCGGTCTCTTTGTTTTTATTATCAACCCACTTATCGAAGAACTTCTTAGGCTGTTTATCAACAAAGCCAAACAATGTAGATTCTACAAGCTCGTTTGACATAGTATCGGCCTTAACACCAAACAAACGTAAGCACTTACGCATCTGTTCAAGACTAAGCTTGTCAAATTCCTTAATAGCGTCTCTGCGGAGCTTGTTCTGCTTGTTAGCTTCAATAGCCTCAGCTTCACGATTAATCAACAGGTAATCCTTACCTGCAGTGAGTTTATCAAGTGATGTGGCAACACGTTTATGACCACTCAAGAACTTAATGATCATAGCCTGACGAGGAATAGAATCATCAAGTAAGACTGTCCTAGAACCAACTTTTACACAAAATGTAGTCCAGAAATCGCTGGACTTCGATAGATGTCCCTCTTCATAACCGAGGGCTTTTTCATAATATCTTTCTTCTTCGGGAGTAAGACCCGTATAAATCGACCCGGAACGAGTGAAATAAGGAGCAATATAATCAAAACAACTCTTATATTTAATTAACCCTGCCCAGGGATTCTTCTTTTTAATCTTTAATTCAACTACCATAATATTACATTAGTATGTTGTGTATCGGCAGGGGGCCGAAGCCCCCGTCGAATACATTATATCTTTATTTTATTTATCAGGCGCCTACCTGCCAGCTGCCGTTGTTGCTGATTTCAGTGTCCTCAGCATCGCAGTACAGAATACCGCAAGACAGCGGGTTACGCAGCATGATACCCATTTCACCAAGGAAGTGAACCTGGTAACCATCACGGCTGTTAGAACGCAGCGTAGTGATGCTGTTAGCATAACCGTTAGGAGCAACAGAACCACCGGTGAACCACTGTACGAACTCACGACCCTTACGGCAAACCTTTACAACGTTAGCCTGACCGTCACGCTGACCAAGATCAACGAACAGGAAGGTATAAGACATCAGGGGTTTACCAGTCAGAGGATGTAACTGACGGAACATCTCCATGTTATCGAACATAGGACAACGCTTCAGAGTCAGCTCAATACCGTTGGTCATCTTGTAAGTGGTGAACTGACCACCGAGAGTCAGGTTCTGACCGCTACCAGTAACAAATGTGGTGTCAATCATGTTGAAGCTAGCTACCTTCTCCTTCAGGATACGGTCGAACTCACGAATACCCATCTCACCAGTCAGAGCGATGAACTTACGCTCGTTAGTACCGAGGATATTGTAGCAGAGATCGAACAGATAATCCTCAAGCAGCTCTGCAGTCAGCTGAGTGTAGTAACGAATGTTAGCGGGGCTAACCTGCTCGAACAGACCAGCTGAGATGGGAACCATTGTATTCAGTATAGGTCGTTAATCTATACCCGTCGCGATTCGCCGGTCTTATATAATAATTTTGCGACTGCTCTATATTTCTATAGAGATTAGACCATATCAAAACCCTCGATGTTATTTCATCGGTCGGGTTGTTTCCATTTCGGACCACTTGATCCTACTCCTCCGCCGAGGATGGTCGTTGAACCTTCTTGACTAATTCTCTTTCTATAATCCAACCTACAAAAGAACCGAATTTAATAGGATGTCCAGTATTTGCATGTTTTATTATAGTTCCGCACTAATAAGATCTTCCAAAATATTTACAGGCTTTGGCCGCATTATTAAATTCTAAAATTTCTCCTGTTTCAGAATTTATAAATCTGTATTTATACCAATCTCGATTTCCTAACTTTAGAGAATGTTGAGTATTTTCTTTTGGAGTAACCCATCTTAGATTTTCTACACAATTGTTAATTCTATTACAATCAATATGATCAACTTGTGTTAATATTTCTGGGTTTTCGTTTTTTATAAATGCCATTGCTACTAGACGATGCACCATAAATTTTTTATTTCTATCTCCAAAATTTATTTTGACTCTCATATAGCCACCTTTAGAATAATAAGGTTTTAAGAAATCTTGTAAATATTCAGACCATATTCTACCGTCATTGGATACTAAATACTTTTCTTCGTATCCTCCCAAATCGATGGGAAACGGTTTTAAAATTAAATCAAGCTTGGCTGCTGATTGTCTATTCATCTTTATATCCATATGATGTTTATACAAACTTAATTGTAATTATATTTAGAGTTTCCAGCAATTAAGAAACTTAATCGCGCAAGGATTACGCCTTGCGTGCCCATTCAATTATTTTATCAAATAATTTAAAAAGTTTAGGACGTCCGTTTGTACCCTTCAAAGCATAAGTACCGTCAGCATTACGATTTGACTTAGAGAACAGCAAGAACTTCTCTTCTCTCTTCTTCCACTCACGCAGAGCCTTCCAGTACTGATAATCAGACCACAAGTAAGACTTCTTACCAGTCTCAGGATCAGTCAGGGCAATAGCCAGAACGGTGCTGTAAGCATCACCGGTGATATCATAAGACAGACGCAGAGTAGTAAGGTTGTTACGCATCTTAAATGGAGTCTCATAGTTGATGATATCAGCCTCGTCACTGTACTCCTCGTAAGCTGAACCGATACGGCTCACCTGACGACCAGGCAACAGATACTCAGCAGGAATATATGCACCAGCAAAACCCTCAGCTACATAACACTCGTAAACCCAAGCGCTACCATCCTGATAGGGCAGACCGTTTACACGAACCTGGAAGTTAATGTCATCGAATGCGAGAATAGCACCAGGACCAAACCACTTCTCTTCCAAAGCGATATAGATGGGGGTACCATTCAAACCAGGAGTAGCGGTAGCTACATCAGCAACATCCAGAGTCTTGTTATTCCACTTAGCCCAACGAATGTTGATAGCGTGCTCCTGATCGATCATCACTGACCACTCATACTCTCTGTTCTCAATAATCATGGTCTTACCAAGACCACCGGTAATCATGTCGATGGCAGTAGAAACACCGTCATCCTTGGTGCCGAACACCAGTGAAAGCAAACCGCTAACCTCATGAGGCTTGGTCAGCAGTGCGTTAGAAATCATGTTTTCATCTACCAGATCTGAGAAGCGGCGACCGCGATACAGCTGGAGATTGTTAAGTAAACTATTATTCATATATTATAAATTATTAGTTAGTTCAGAACGAACCTGCAAGTAAGTCCGTAACTGATTTTTGCTTATCGTCGGCATTATACGTAGAATGATTCTTAGTACTATGCCTTAACAAATTTCTTAATTTATCAGCAGCGGATGACTCTCCATCTTTCTTTGCATTAGATATTAAAGCGTCAGCTTTCATCGTAAAGTATGCAGATTCGATAAGATTCTTTGATAGATTCTCGTTGAAGTCTTTTTGATATTGTGACATACCAGTCTGATCTACTTTGAAAATATAATCAAACAAAGCTTTACGATCTTCTTGAGGAATAGCAATACCGCGAATGTTAGTCAGGGAGTTGATGTCGTCTGTAACAGATTTAAAGAAGGCTTTTGACTGCGCTTCCTGTTGCTTAGCATACTCTTCCTGTTGTCTAGCAGCTTCTTCAAGCTCGCTCTTCCTGATCTACTTTAATCTATCTAAAGCATCCTCGGACTCTTCATAAAGCATATCAGCATCTTCATAACGAGAGATCTTCTTATTGATCTGTTCATCAGTATAGTTACTATGCTTCAGAAGTTCCTTAATAACTGCTTTCTGATTAGTTTCATCTTCCATATCGATATTGTCGAGACTAAGACCTTCAGATTGAATCTTGTAGAAGTCTTCGAATTTACCTCCGTTCTTTACGAACTGATCTAACTGCTGAATCCTATCGTCAGCATACTCAGGAACTGAATTCTGTCTTACAGTTTCTGCGAGGTAATTAGTAAGATCGTCTACTGTCAAAGGTCTATCCTTTTCATCAATATCAGATACATTCCAACCGAGAGATTGTCCAATGGCGTCGAATAATAACCCAACTTGCTGGGCTTCAACAACATCGGCATCTGTAACATCATCATCGTCTTGTTTGTCTTCATTAGTATCATCTACTACTGTATCCTGATGATCATCGGTCTTATTGTTACCGTTCATTTTGTCGATAACATCTTGTGGGATGTCACTTGTATCATCATTAACTGAAGTGTCATCCTTAGTATCTTTGCCGTCCTCAGTTTTATTCACTGGCGGTTCATTATTAATATCATCATCTTCAACAAGTGGAATCTGGGTATCAAGTGTATCGATGTTAGTAACACTACCACCTACCTCACCATTGCCGTAGATATTGCCAAGAATATCATCAAATTCACTTGGAATTGCGTTTTTCTTTTTTGCCATATTGCAATATGTTATTGTTTATAATTACGCTTCATCTTATGAAGCTTATTTTGTTTTCTTTCTTTCGGGGTGAAATCTTCATCTTCCCCGTATATCTCATTATCGTTGATGTCGAGTTTCATCGTTTTACAGCGTTTATCCAATCTATAGTTGTGTTAGGATTTAAAAATGGTTTGCTTGGTTTATATTGAATTGTAGGCATCCAATATACTGATGAAGGATCTGTTAGTAATGCAGATGGGTATTTGAATCCACCACCTTCGTAATCATTCTTATATCTGAAGTTTACTCCGTTTTCTCTAAGATATTGTGCAAATTTCTTATTGGCAGCTTCTAATTCTATGGGGTCTCTATCGGCAAATAATTGTTCCCTAGAATATTTTTTTACCTAATCATATTTTAAACCAAAATTATCCATAATATCTCTGAGTGCCAACTTACCTTCAAAATCTCTTTTTCCTGCAGGTGTTAAAAGTGGATTATCTATTTCACTACGTAACTGCGATTTTGAATATTTTATAGTAGGAGTTAATTCATCATCCCACATTCTAGCATACCACTTTTGCATATCTGGATATATTGCGTCAGGATATTGTGTAGCATCTACTCCTTGATATAATACACCTCCATTTTCTGCAAATCTCTCAGCAGTTTTTCTGTTTTCTGTTACATGCAAACCAACATCTTTAGAAGAATAAGTTCTTAATACATCTTGCGGTTTTCCTCTATTGGTTCCTCTTCCGTGATATATAAATTTAAAATCGGGAATTTTTTCTCCGTTTAACCACCATCTTATAGATGTATCATTGTCCCAATGTTTAGTAAAATCGACAGATCTTGCAGCATCTATCATCTTCTTTTTTATGTCTGCTCCACTAAGATATCTGCTAACAGGTTTTATGATACCTCGTAAAGGTTTTTCTACTACATTAGGTATAGCAAACATTGCAGCTCCTATTCCAGCATTAGTATAATTCTGATTATACAAATCTTTACCAACATCCAAGGCATCTCCGATGTCACTTCCAGTAGCCATAGCTCCTAGTAAATCTTCTGTCTGCATCTTATATGCGTTCTTACTAAGATGTATTGGAGCATGCGTATGTGGACGTTTATTAGTGCCTGTAATAGTTACTTCAGGAAGAGTATATCTAGGAGAATAGAGATCTTCTTCAGGATTGTATAAAGCTTGACTAGTATTTACATCTCTCTTATTATAAGGAGTAAGACCATCAGCATATTTAGGAAGATTGACTTGTCTTTGCCAAGCAGCAGGAATAAATTCATCTTCTATCCACATACCACCTCTTAAACCATAGGGATTTTTATCGCTTTTCTGTCCGTGATATATAGATTCGTTTGAGAAAGTCTCATGTAGTGGAGTTTTATATTTATCTGGCCAATGTTCAGTAGAGTTTCCAGAAGCATTTTGATAATATTCAGGATCTGTATAATAACTTCTGTAATCGTATGTAGGATTGTTTAATTGATCCTACCAAGCAGCTTCTGCAGATTCATAGCCCCAATCTTGATAATTCTCTCTAGCAATATCTTTCATTCTTTCTCTGTAGACAACTTCGTCGTCGATTCGACCAGCCTTATACGGTAATATACCTTTTTCTCTATATAGCTTAAAACGGTCTCTGAACTGTGTTGGATCTTTTCTTTTCATACGGGTCTATTCTATTACCTATTACGTTAGCTATAATATTAGTCATAAAATCATTAGCTTCGTCATGCTACACAAAATGAAGTATAGCTCTTAGAAGCTCATTGTTCTATCTAGTAAGCTCTAAGAGCTCTTGTTCTTCATTTCTTGTCATAGTTATTTCTTTTCACCTGCGACCCTATTACGAATTGCAGTTCTTGCTTTAATCTTCTCTCTTTCCAAAGCAGCATCATCTTTCTACTTCTGAAGCTTCATCTCATGCTCCATACGTTCCTTCTCAAGCTCGATCTTCTTATCTTCGATATTCTTCTTATACTTCATCTCACGATCTTTAACGAACTCACCAGAACGTATCTTCTGTTGCTCCATAGCTACCTTGTACATCTCTTGAGGATCAGGCGTGCCATTGGCGTTGACATCCTTCTCTTCAGTACCACGATAAGTAGAAATCTCAGCTACAGCGATCTTAGTCTGGTTATCAGCATCGATCTTATATCTTTCAAGATCCATCTTAGCTTCCTCAAGCATAAGCTCTTGTTCACGCATTTCATTCTACATCTGTTGTAACTGTTGAGCCTGTTCTTGTTCAGCTTGCTGAGCTTGCTGTTGCATCTCTTCTTGACGCTTCTACATGTCTTGCAGCTTCTGTTTAAGGATGTTGAAGTTATCATTAGTAAGAACCTCTGCAGCCTCTAAGAGACTAGCACCGTTCTGCATAGCAGGTTGGATAAGCTGTTGTAACTTCTGAATGTTCTCCATATCCTTAGACGTATCGCTTACAAATACATCCATATCTTCGTAGTAGAACTTATCGGCTATATCAAGGTAAGCACGCTCACCATTATCGAATATATATGAGAGCTTCTTCTTGCCGCTCTGTTCCCATGCACCTTTAGCAGTATTAAGCAGCATATTCAAAGCATGACGCTTACACTGATTGTGCATCCAGAATAAAGGTTCTGTAATGTGTGATGATTGTACTACACTACGCTCCACATTACCTACAAGTTCATTAGAACTAATAGCACCTTGTCTCTGCTCTGTAATACCAGATATTGTACCAGCTAGCTGTTCTATCTTGTCCATCAGCTGAATATACTCAGCGATTACATTAGACATCGTGAGATCCAAAGCTGTAATCTGGTTAAATGTGGCTGGTTTTCCGCCCTCACGTCCAGGGATGTTCCAACCTTCCTCGTAAGGATTAATGAAATTGACACCAACTGAAGACAGATAATGCATCCATCTTTCAGGTGTGATATTCATAGACTTAGGAATCTATGTAATATCCATATTAACTACCTTACCCTTATCTCTTGCTATAGCTAACTCAAGTCTGTACCACAGTACAATATACATATACTGTAAAGGCTTAAGTATACTTACCAAAGACCTAGGCTTACTGTTGGTATTACTATATATACAACCACAGTAAGGTAGCTTCTAACTATTTGGGTTATCTATGCTCACATGTTGATATTCGAGAGGCTGTATACCGAAGTATAAATCTGAACCTGCTCTATATCCTTCCCATACTTCAATGACCCAGTCAGGCTCTACAGAGATCTCCATACCAGTCTTCTTATATGATTCATCTGCTATTTCAATCTGCAGCTTACCTGCTTCGTCTTGATATGTGACATAGTAAATCTTCTTAAATGACTTCCAGCATACATGCCACACATTGATGTTGTGTCTACTCTTTTGATCATATACTGGATTGTCATATATATGCATTTGTATACCGCTGAAGTTGTCCACAGGATCTTTATCTCCCATATCATTAGAAGGTCTTCCTGTAAGCATCTCATTAAGCTTATTAAGATCTTTCTCAGTAAGCTTATCGTAATATCTATCGTACAACTCAGCTATTGGTAATCTCATTCTTCTGCAGCACCAAGGAGCATCTTCAATAAACTCCAGATCAGGAGATTCTCCAAATGAGAACTCTAATGGATTTACTCGCTCTAAATAAGGCTCTGCATTAAGTACACCAGCATAGTATACTTCATAACCACCAATAAGACCGTCCTTCCAACCTTTAAGGAATTCATTGTCTAAGTTAAGCTTCTCTCTAAGATACATAAGAGTATGATATGCTGTATTCTCAACAATATCTTTATAATCTTTATCCATGTACTTAGCAATAGCTTCAGGTGGCATAATCTCTCCGCTCTACAACTGTTGCTAGAACTACTGTTGTTCTTCAGGACTCATTCTAGATGTAATAGAAGCCATAATGTACTACATAATCATCTCCTTCTCTTTCTCTTGGAGTTCTGATGTAGCTTCTTGTGATGTTCTAATTACTCTAAAGTTCATAGGCCTCTTAGTCTCTTCACCTATTAGAAGATCAATCTTAGGTCTAATAATATTAAAGTCCTGCGGAGTAGCGGGGAATCCATCGTCAACTTTAAACGGATTTGTTACACGCTTAAAGTCCTTTTCATCAAATATACTGTTGTATAAGTTATAATAGGTTTGCAGCTCTCCGAATCTGGTCTTATTCATACCTCCAGATACAACGTTGCCTTCACCTATGATATAGTTTACACAATCGTGTTGCCAATCTTCTGTCTTCTTTGATAGTGGCAGCTTCTATTGTGGAAACGAAGCGTTATACAAGTTATCCTCTATTCTAACCATAATATCTTATTTTAATACTCAACTTTTATCTGGACCTAATATAAATGATCCACTTCCAGAATTTCCAAATAGTTGTCCACTAACTTTATCATACATATAACCTACCTAACCTACTCTCACTGGAATTAGATCTAACGTCAATACATCATTTTCATACATTTTAAACGAATATATTTTTACTGTACCGTAATGAACGTCTCTTGATTCATAATTTCCAGCAAAAATATATAACGAATCGACAGACTATATAAAATTACAGTTTTCGCTTATAAGATAGCTTTGATTATCTACGGCACAGTTTCCGTCTCCCCACAACTAAAATATATGCCTATTTGTATCTGCACTTATAGTATTCATCCATTCCGTTCCACATCCAAAATGGAAACATCCCTAATAAATACAACAAATCTAAAACCTATTCTATCCATTTTGTCCTATAGTTTCTGCACCATCGTAATACGAATTGATATTACTCATTTGCGCATCAAGAATAGCATGTGTAGCTGCACTTGGATAAAAACCTAAATCTATATATTGCGTACCAGAAGATTCTAAGTATTCTACTTCTACTATATCCTAACCTAATGTAAAGTTACCAGTTCCACTATTACCAAATAATTGTCCACTTACTCTGTCATACATATATCCAACTTGCCCAACGCGAACTGGAATGAGATCCATCATAAGCACACTCCCTTCATATATCTTAAAGTAATAGATCTTCATAGCGGTATTTTCTATATTAATACCAGATTGATTCAAAGAATATAAATAACAGTTGTATAAACTTCTTGTTGATGTATTATTTGCTGCCGAATTATAAGTCGTCCCATTAATAATCCACCCTGTAGACGGGTCAGATACTATATCATATCTCGTATTAATCGACAATGAGCATAAAGATTCTTTTTTATTTCCGCCAATACACGAATAAGCGACTCCGTTTCTAGTTATTCCTATATAATAAGCTTCTGCACCATCGTGATCTATTCTAGCTCCAAACAGAGAATTATAATTATTCTAATTAATATTTGTAAGAACGACAGAAGTTTCATATTTAGTGGATCCAGTATGATGTTTATATCCTATATCTATCCACTATGTCCCGGTAGATTCTAAGTATTCTATTTCAGCATCGTAAGGACTTGACTACCAGATTAAATCAGATCCCTTATAAATCTAACTATATTGAGTACTACCTACATAAAGGTTAGATATCGTACTTAAATCAAATCCATTCATTGTACTATATATATTGTATTAGAATCAGGACTAGCAGGTAATGAAGCAACAACTTCGATCTTTAATCCTGTAGTTGTAGATGTTACACAAGTATTTGGAACACTAGTAAGATAACCAGCATCGTTTGTGAATGTACTTACATTAGTAGGTATTGTAGGAATAGTTGGTTTATTTAACAAATCATCATAATCACCACTAGTTGCTACTGTAGCCAATGTAGGACTTACAGCATCCTATCCAGCAGGACCTTGTGCATGTACACCAGTATTAGTAGTACCTATAAACCAATTTCCAGTTGAACTATCAATATGAGGTGTTATTCCATCTTGACCGTCTTGTCCATCTTGTCCATGTGCACCATCCTATCCGTCTGCACCATCTTGACCCTGTTCTCCTTGTATACCCTAAATACCTTGTGGGCCTTGCGGTCCCTAAATACCGGTATCACCTTTCTCACCTTTTAGAGAGGCTAACCATTCAGTTTCAGTACCTATAAAACCGTTCTGTACTGCAATCTCATAAGCAGAAGCACCATCGTCTCCCTTGTCACCTTTATCACCCTTTTCTCCTTTCTCACCAGGAGTAGAAGAACTAGAAGTAGCTATATATAAAGACTGTTTGTTTACTCTATAACAATTGTCAGTAACAACACAATCCTCTGGAATATATGCTTCAGTGTTTGTGTTTACAATCTAGAAGATTGGCGTCTTATCATAGAACCTCCAATCAACGCTACCGAGTTTTCCGGTTACCTCCAACGTGTAATTACCTACACGCATCGATTTGCCGTTCCATGTAATGAGAATGTGATTGGCATCTTGTATTGTAAATTTTTGTGTTCTGGAGTAACCAGACACTTTACCTTTTACGACAATTTTTGAACAATTGCGTAAGTCAAAACTGGTTAACTCTTCTCCGTCATATGTATATGACCGAACCTCTACCAACGTTTCAAATGTATTTCCTTTTACTATCTTTAATCGTTCCATATCAAAAACTAAATATCGGAGTATCTTCGTCAGCGTTATCTGTTTCAAACCACTTTTGTCCGAACAGAGGTAACTCGAAGAGTTCAACCTATTTATTCTTTTCTTTTGCAGCAGATACCTTAACCTAGAACAACTCTTCCCTATATATCATAACCATACACAGAGCTATCAAACGGTCTACGTTTTTAACACCATCGTTCTCAATTAACTCTTCGATTAAAGGTTCGCTGTATACTCTCTCTACATTAGGGTGTCCTGGTTCGTATTCTTCCATCAACCATTCTAGTATTAGACCCTCTCCATACGCCCTAATTTGTTTTGTCATGTGACAGCCTTTACGGCGCTGCACTCTACTGTCTTTAAAGACTTCCGTGATTATTTTATCGGGCTAATCCGCTAACAGATAATCACAATGTTTATTCGTAAAATACGGGTATATTCCTTTACGCTCATTCTCAAATAACAACCTTGCATTATAGAATATTAATAGTTTGCGTACATTCTCATAATACTCTTCTGCAGTATCAGGCCTACCAGTATATTCGGCTACTATTACATCATTCCAAGCTTCACCTGCTCTAACGCGTTTAAAAATAAATGTCGATCCTAGTGAGTTAGTGAAGGACTCGTCATGATCGTACGGGTCGCAGCCGCCAATATACAATCCGAATGGCGCATCTGGGATAGGATATTCCCATATAACTACAGATCCTTTTGGTTTGTCATCTCTCTTTAATGGGTATGTCGTTATATCACCTGTTTTCTTTTCTGTTGCTATAACTCTACCATTACCGTCCCAACTAAGATCTACTATATGTTTCATGTTCTGTATCTTAGTATTAGTACGTATCTTAGCTAGTTGATCTAGAAGAAGTTTACGTGGGAAGATGTTCTTACCAAGTGTTAAGACAGCTTCTGCAGGTCTTATAGGACGTTCTGAGATAAATCTATCAATAGACTCTTGTGAAGCTCCTCCATCCCTAATAAGTGTACGCTGTTCGATAAGCTTAGCCATAGCTTCCTCTTTAAAGCTATTACCGTCCTTATCCATATACTTACCTTCTTTATCCTCCATATTACAGTATGCTGGAGCAAAGAATCCGCATCTAGTATTCTCAGCACCTTCATCCCATATATTAGGAAAGCTGAGTACATTAAATGCATCAGGCTAATAGAACAACTTCTTTAGTCCATCAAAGCTACCGCCCTCAGTACCACCAGTACCGAATGCACAAAGTAAACCGAAAGCTACACCGTCATCAGTTTCTACAGCAGGCTGTTCAACACGCCAAGCTGTTTCTAGGTTAGGGAATTTACCAGCCTCCTCAAATAGTACAAGCTTACCACGAGTACCACGAAGACGTTCTGGGTCATTCTTCAAAGTAATACCTGTAATAGCTGATAAATAACCTTGTTCAGTCTCTTTACCAAACTCGTCCTTTACTTTAAAACCAGAAACTCTCTCCATTCTAGTAGATGTAAGACGTTGTTTAGACCAAGCTGTATTCTTATCTACAAAGTCCATAATCTACCACGCTTTAGTAAGTATACCGTCACCAACTAAGAACTTCTGTTCAGAAGCTACTGCAAAGTTTTTACTACCTGCTATTAGTTCATAGTTTCTTACTAACATTGAAGCTCCTTTAAAGCTGTAACCTTTCTGACGACATTTTAATACCGCCATGTGTTTACCTTGTTCTTCTGCTTCTTCTATAGCATCAAAATAATACTTATCACCGTCCCAAAAGTTAGGAAATGCGAATATACGTTCACGTCTGGTTCTCTTTACACCATATCTATCAGTATATTCAGTTTCTACCAACTTCATAATAGGACTATAGTTTAAGTAGAAATAATGATACCCTGTTATAGCATCTCCGTCTGGAGCAACATATCCATCCAGACATCTTTTTGTTTCTTGCTCCCAAAACTGTATATAATCGGTAGTTCCCATGGGAGCTAATGTATAGCATCCGTGTTCCTGAAAGAAGATAGCTGCCTATTGGAACTTAGAACTATTTAATATCTTTTTATTGAAATCTACCATTATCTAACTGTTTCGTATAGACCGATAACACCGCCGCCTTTAACACGACCAGCTTCAACTTGTTCAGCTTTAGCTTGTTTCATAGCGATATCTAATGACTTAACAATGTTACCTACGTCCTTTAATATTCTAGTTACCTTTATAGCTGTATCGATATCCATCAATCCTCTAGAATAATCGTTTAATGCAGCTATAAGTCCTTCTGCAGCTGTCTGTGATGCGCTTAACAATCTTGTACCAGGTGTTTCCTGAAACTCTAAGAAGCGCTTAATGAGCTCTTTTACTTCATCAGAAGGTACATAATTCTCGTCTTTAAAAACGTCCTTGGCTACCACAAGTGGACGTTTATCCAGAGGATAAGCCTCATAAGGAGTATTCCACTTGTGTAACCAGACAACGTACTCAATTTCTTTTAACGCTTGAGTTTTGTCTTGAGCGTTATTATAATGATCTCTGAAAGGTGGTATAGCAAGATCTTCTGTACTCATACGCACCTTATCACCTTGTATATCAAACATATTGTCTTACTATTTTCGAAAACATTTTATACATTCGCTATACTAAATACCCTATCAAATAAGCAGCTGTTTCACTGTCTTCAGGTATTCTATAATACGAACATATATGAGATTGAACATGTTTGGCTTCATGTATAGCCGTGTTAACCATTTGACTAACGTTAGTAGATCTACCTATGCAAACAACACTCATTTTATATTCAGTATTACTAAACGTAAAACCAGTGTTCTTTCTACTAAGTACTTTGAAAGCTTTCTTTATATCTTTCTCAGGACAATCTACTTGTAACAGAGAATCTTCAATCTCTATAAAATCCTCTTCTTCCACGCAATAGTATATCAACACAT